CATTGTGGGCTTGCCCGCAGGCCCAAGCACCTCCGTACTCGCTCACATGGTGGAGCAGGGTATGGGCCCCAACGGGATTGGCTCACAGGGCTCGTATGATGTGCGCTTGTTCCTGTTGCGCTCGGGCACACGGAACCTGAGATATGACCGACAGGGGCGCCCGTTCGTAAATGTGCCGTTCACGCGCTCCAAGGGGCAGGTGCGCGAGCTTGGGGGCGATGCGCTGGCGAACATGGCGCAGAGGCTCCGCGCCACCGTATCCACGGGGCAGGGCACCGCGTGGGGAGGCAGGCTCCCAACGGGCACGATCCCCAAAGCTAGACCACACCATGTCACCGACCTCGCCGCGCAGATGGTGCGCCTCGCCTCCACCTATTCACAGGGGCAAGGTGGGCGCGCGCGCACGCAGACCACGGGGTACAGGACTTGGAGACGCGCCAGCTTTGCCAACAAGCACCCACAGGCGTGGGTGAGCAAGGGCGTGACGGCCCACAGGTTCGCGGACCAAGTGTATCAGCGCCTCCCTGCCCTCATAGCCCAAGTGTACGGGAGATAACATGATACTTGACCTTCACGCGGTGCAGGCTATCGCGAGCGGGTGCGACTACTACCGCACGCGCCAAGCCGATTTTAACGCGCTCTTTGTGGGCGTGGGCACGAGCACCTTGAGCGCCTGGTTCACCGCGTTCTCAACGGATCAGTTCCCACTTGTGCGGTCACACACCGCGCGCGGCACGGCGCAGGCTCCACTTATCACAATCAACCCGCAGGCGGAGTCCGTGGCGCAGGAGCTTGTGGGTGAGTTCGCGGAGCGCGTGAGCGGGGTGACGCGGGACACCTACATGATCCGCGAGGGCGTGGAGCTTGTGATATTCGCGCGTACGCCTGATATGGCGCGTGTTTACCATGTGGTTGTGCGCGCCTCCGTGGCTCTCGCGCGCCGTGCCATGCACCGCGCTGGGTATCATGTGTGGAGCTACGGGGGAGCCCAGCCGCTGAACCCCGAGGAGGACTTGGCGGCAGAGGAGCTTGGGATCTATGTACGCCGCCTCACCTTGAGCGCGGAGTACCAGGTTCATGTGCCTATCCCCGCCGCCGCTGAGTTCACCGTGCCCACCTATGAGGCGGAGCAGGTGCTTGTACTCACGGACGCAGAGCGCACGAATGATGGCACACAAGGCGGAGTAAGCCCGCTTGTGGTACCCTAAAGGCAACACAAAGGAGACTAGAGATGCCGAGCACGCTGAACCTAAACGGGCTCAAGATTTACCGCCCCGCCGTGTACGCGGAGGTGGACGCTTCCGCGCTTGGTGGTCAAAACCCAAGCACGGGGAACCTCGCGCTTGTGGGCTCGTTCCCCACTTTTGAGCAGAATGAGCCGTTGACCTTCACTAGCGCCTCGGCGCTTGTGGAGTATGACGCGAGTGACCGCGAGCTGGCTCACATTGGCAAGGTGGCGTTCAGCCCCTCGCTCGATGAGCGCGTGCCCGCTGGCGTGGCCTCGCTCACGCTCCTCAATGTCACCCCGAACACGCAGGCCCAGCTTGTGTGCGTGGACGCGAACGGGGATGACGCGCTTGTGTTCAAGTCCTCGGTGTGGGGCTCCAAGGGCAACCGCACACAGGTGAGCCTTGCGAATGTGGGCGTGTCCGTGCCTGCCCCGCTCAATGTGACCGTGAGCCGTGATGGCGTGGTGGAGGAGTACGAGGGGATTGAGAGCGGGAATGTGGCGTCCGTGTACTACGACGGGTCCCTGTTCTCCGCTGTGACCCTTGAGGCAAGCCGTGACTCGGGCGTCTTGTACTCGTGGAGCCAGTCACAGGCTATGAGCGCGGGGAGCGCGAGCCTGGATGTGAGCGACATGGTGAGCAACGCGACCTTGAGCGTGTCCCTCTCTAGCACGGCACACACGGCATCAGTCGTGGTCACTATCGTGGGGCTTGACCTCGCGGGCGCCGCGCTCACGCAGGTCAAGACCTTTAGCGCAGGGGTCAACACGGCACAGACCACGAGCGCCTTTAGCTCTATCTCTAGCATCTCCGCGACCACTACCCACACCGCGTACACGGGGAGCGTGCAGGTGTCGGGTAGCTTGAACCTCGCCCCCGCTGATTACTCGTCCCTGCGTGAGCTTGTGAGCGCGTTGGACAACCTGCCTCATGTGGTGGCGAGCTACCTTGCAGGCAAGGAGTACGAGGCTGATGACTTTGACCTCTTGGCTTCAAGCAACATTGAGGGCGAGTCTTACCTGGTGACCCTGCGCTGTGACGCCGCCGAGATCCTTTCCGCTTTGGCGGGCTCGCGCCTCGTCAGCGTGGAGCGCGCAACGGGTGGCGTGGCTTCCGTGGAACAGCAGACTGAGGGCGGCTCGCTCACCTCGCTGATGAGCGGGGGCGCGAGTAGCGCCACTACCTTGTCACATTGGACCGCGGCGCTTGCCCTCATTGAGTCCTCAGACCTTCAGATCCTTGTGCCTTGGTCGGATGATGTGAGCGTGTTTGGTGCGGTCAAGGCTCACCTGCGCCTCGCGGCGCTCGCAGGGCGTGAGCGGAACGCGTGGCTTGGCGCACAGGGCTCACAGAGCCTCACCGCGCTCCACGCTATCACCAAGAGCTTGAATGACCGCAACCTTGCGCTCGTGGGTCAGCAGATCAAGCACATTGACCCGCAGGGCGTGACGCGCACCCTTGAGCCCAAGTGGCTCGCGCTCATGCTTGCCTCGATGCAGGCGGGGACCCCCGTTGCAACGCCTCTCACGCGCAAGGAGCCCAACATCGTGGACTCGCTCCAGTTGTGGGACGCGAACCGTGACGCGGGCGATGCTATCAGCAAGGGCGTGTGTGTCTTGTCGCGTGGTCCTCTTGGCTGGCGTGTGGAGCGTAGCGTGACCACTTGGCTCAGGGACGACAACCCCATTTACTCAGAGGTGAGCGCCAACGAGTCCATCAACGCGAGCGTGCGTGACCTGCGTGGCGCCCTTGACCCGTTCATCGGTGTTGGCAATGTGGGCTTGACCGCCGCGCGCCTCACGGGGATTGTGACCGCGCGCCTGAACCGCCAGGTGCTTGATGGCGTGATCAAGGCGTTCAAGGATGTGGTGCTTGAGGACCTTGGGGACACGGTGCGAGTCAACTACACCGTGGCGGCGGTGGAGCCCCTGAACTTCATCCGCATCACCGCCTCCGTGGCGCGTTTCTAAGGAGTAAATCATGGCGAATGTACTGAGTGGCGCGCGCGCCAAGCTCATCGTGAACGGCAACGAGATTGGGTACGCCTCCAATGTGTCCGCGTCAGAGCAGATTGCTCTCCAGCGCGTGGATGTGTTGGGTGACATTGACTCCAAGGAGATCGTGCCCGTGGGGCGCGCGGTGTCCGTGCAGGCGGCCTTCGTGCGTATCTCGGGGCAGAGCCTCAAGGACCTCGGGCTCATCCCCCGTGGTGGCACGGTGGAGGTCATCAACTTCCCCGAAATCACCATGGAAGTGTATGACCAGGTGTCGGACCAACTCATTTGGCGTGTTGAGGGGTGCCGCGCGGAGTCACGGAGCTGGACTGTGCAAGCAGGAAGCATTGTGACCACGAACGCGAGCTTCCAAGCCCGCCGTCTGTACGACGAGAGAGAGTAAGTGAGACATGGACCTACGCAAGCTAAGTGAGCAAGCCCCCGTTGAGCGTTCCTCTGAGGAGACGCCACTTGTGCCGCGTGAGGTCCGTTTCACTATCTCGTATCGCGCTCCTGATGGGGTAAAGCACACGGGGGCGCTTGTGTCCCGTGTGCCCAACGGGGACGAGCGCATGAGCATTGACCGCCGCGCCGCCGTGCTTGCGGGTGCCCCGTGGGCGCACTTGTCGGAGTACTCGCAGGCGCGTTGTTTGGCGCTGGCGCTTGTGTCCGTGCAACTGCGCGATATGCCTGAGTGGGTGGCGACATGGGCGGCAGAGGATGACGAGCTGTTGTTTGCGCTCAGAGGGGAGTGTGAGCGCCACAGCGCGGCATGGTTTCGCGCAACTTTGGGAGCGAGTGCGGCGGACCCGAGCGCGTCCCGAGTGGCCGTCACTTCAAGCGACCTTGCCCCCACTTGAGCCGAGCCGCTTTGACCCGTTGAAGCCCAGCTTGGGTGACGCGGACCGCTTGGAGCGTTGGCTCTTGTCCGTGAGCGCGGAACAATGGGAACAGCTAAACGCGCCCCCCGTTATCATTGAACAGCACGGACCCAGCAGTACGGGTGACGCCGTGGTAGATCAATGGGAGCGTGAGTTTTGGGCTAAACAGGCACAAGGAGGCTCTTAAATGGCGCAACAGCAACACAGCTCCGAGCTACACATCACGCTAGATGATGACCAGGCACTAGCGGCCATCCGCACGCTGAGTGAGACCTTTACGCGGATGCAGAGGACCGCGCAACAGGCTATCCAAGCTACGGGAGGAGCCGCGCGCCAAGCACAGCAGGCGCAAGGGGGGCAGGCTCCCTCCCCACAAGCGGCGCGTGACGCGCAGGCGATAGAGCGTGAGCGCCGTGAACGAGTGGCAGAGCAACAGCGTGAACAGGCCATGCAACAGGCGCAGAGAGCCGCGCAACAGGCGGCGCAGTCCGTGGTCACAGGGAGCGGTGTTGGTATGCTCCAAGCGACCGCTCAGGGCTTGGGCGCAGGGCTCACGCGCCTGGGTGCAGGGCGAGAGGGGCGCGTGGGGTCCACGCTACGCGGGCTCGGGGCGGGGCTCCCTGTGGTGGGTGGTCTTGTGGGCGCGGCACTTGAGGCGCGGATGGCGCGTGTCGGCGATGTGATGGGCTTAGAGCGCCCGCAAACGGAGCTGGCGATAGGCGGTGGGTACACGCGCCCCGAGCTATTTGGGGCACGCGCCGCAGGTGCGCGACTTGGCTTCAATGACGCGCAGACCGTGGGGCTCCTGCAACAGTTCTCACGCGCCACACAGACGCGCGAGAGCCTGAGCGCCGCCTCCGTGCGTGATGTGTTGCAGAGTGAGCTGAGTGGCGTGAGCGCAGGAGCTCTTGGTGGCTTTGCGGGCGGTGGTGCCCTTGGCGGCGGCGCGCGTGGAGGCGTGGCACAAGAGCTACAGACCGCCTTGCGTCTCAGCGCCACGGGGCGCGCGATGGGGCTGAGTGGTGCGGGGGTCGAGCGACTACTTGCCGCCGTGGCACAGAACACATCGCGCATGGCCGAGCAGGGCTTGAGCCTAGATACTGAGAGTTTTAGTTCTTTCGTGTCCGCGGTCAGCGCGTCAGCGCGTCAACTCGGTGCAAGGCAGGTGGAGGGCGTGGGCGCGGTCCGTGCCGCTGGGCGCGTGACGGGTATGGCGCAGGGGGCGCTCGGGCAGGTGCGCGGGCAGT